GCACCAAGAATTCCTATCTCGTCCGACTCTACTAAAGAAACATTAAAGTTTGGCATCTTTCTTTTTACCATAAGTGCAGTAATCCAGCCAGCAGTTCCACCACCAACTATTAGAATATTTTTCATCTTTTAATTATACCTTAAAGAATTATTTTTTAATAGCATGAGTTACCCAATAATATAAGCACTTATCACAACAAGGTTTATTGTATTCACTTTGAGTATCTTTATGAAACTCAGCATAATAAATATGATCTTTACGATAAAGATTAGCCCTATGAGTAATATTTACACGATTTATATGAGACGCCATACTCCAGAGTGGTCTATTGTTACCCCACAAATGCCCAGAAACAGCCTCTAGAGCGTTTAAGTTTGCTTCGTTACCATCTGTTTTAATACCTCTAAGTTTAGCCTCTTTAATCATAGCATTTGTGTATATACGTAATGACTTTTCGGCATTTTTCCACATAAGTACCGCTGGATGATTACGCCAAGCGCCAGATAAAGATCTACCAGACAAAATATTAAGTATTTGATAAGACTCTAATATTTGTTTATTTAATCTTTTATTGTCTAATATTTCTGCACATTGACTATAATCTGTATAAGGTAGAAATGTCTGCATTATTCTTCGTCTATATCAAAAATGTCTAAATCGGACAGTTCTTTTAAATTTGATGCTATCCAAAGAGACAAAGTAGTTAAAAAAGATAATATCACTAATATTAATATTTTTGTCTTTTTTTTCATATTGCTACCATTGCTCCACATCTTGTGCAGGCGTTATAATTTTTTCCAGTAAATGGACATGATCCAGCATCAACTAAAATATGACTTTTAATTTTACAAATAATAATTTTTAATAATTGTTTAATCATTTAACTGCCTCCCTAGTAACTAAAACAATTGCTCCACAATCTTCTAGCGCTTTTTTTAATTTTACAACATATTGCAATGCTGATATTTTATCGTCATGCCCCATGTGTAAAAATTTTTTTTCATCTAATTTTACTGTAATAAAGTGTTGATTGTCAATAATCTCTACACCAAATCCTTTGGGTGGTGTAATTAAGTGCACGGCCTTACGCATAGCGTCTGTATACATTATTTATATTCTTTTCTATGCCAGTAATTATTTTTATATGATCTTTTTATTGTAGAAAAAACTTTTTGTTGATTTAAAAATGCATTTTTAGCATCATATTCACCATGTTCTTTTTTCCAGTATTCACGTTTTATGGGTATTATTTGTGTAATTGGAGTTCCTTTTTCAATAATGCCAGTAAAACTATTTTTAATAAAAAATGGAAAGTGAACACTTCCAGTCCACATGTCACAATCAACTATTCCAGTAATTGTTAAAAATGGAAGATCAAATCTATTTATTGGACTTAAAAACATTAACGAATAATCTTTTGGTAATTTAATATTAAACTGATTATGCCATTTATAAACAAATGGAGAGTATCCCTCTGGACATGGCAAACCTTCCCACTGATCTGAAGTGTGCTCTGTAATAATTTTTCTTTCAGTTCTCCACATAATATATGGCAAATTATTTTCTCTTTTTATTACTTCTATATCTGCTGTTAAGTGCATCATGTACCCAGCAGTTATGGCATCAAAAAATGGAGTACATTTTTTATACGTAGAAGTTGTTGCACTTGGATTGCTAACTAAAAGTTCAGAATTTGTGCCAGGCATTTGGCTAGCAGATTTTCTGTACCATTCTGGAATAAATTCAGAGGATGGCCTTATATTAAAGAAATGATCTGCCCCTTCTTCTATTGGAGTTATTAAAAATTTTTTACTCATTGTTGCTCCATTGTCAAAGATTGCCAGGTTTCAGACCAGTCTTTTTTAGTTTTATGCTTATTAAATTCTCTTGAAATTTCTCCACCTTCTAAATAAATACCGCCCCAAACACCCCACTCTTTTCCAGAAACACCATTAGCAAAACATGCCTTTTTTACTGGGCACTGTCTACAAAGTGCATCAACTTTATGTCTAGAATTTTCTTGATCTTCATATTTTTCAAAATAAATATTTGTATCAAGGCCTAAACATATGGCCTGATCTTTCCACAAATGCTGTTTCAAGATTAATCCTTATACTTATTTGGTATGTCCCAGCCAATACGAGTAGGCTTATAAACTCTATGTAAATACCACTTATCTTTTATCCTAATTCCCAACGGAGAAGTTTTTGCTACATCAGAATCTTTTAAATCAATAACATCCCAACCTTGCCAAATTAAGTTTTTATTTTTGCTTACAATTTTTTCCATAGTATTTAAACTTTTAATAATCATTTTTTCTCCTAATATTTAAAAAGACCGACATCAATGTTATTTGCTTCTGCAGTTAAAACCAATTTTGATTTTGGCTCTTTTGGACTACTTAAAAAAGCAAAATAATTAACTTGACCTATATTCTCATTTAACCAAGCAGGTGCTACATTATAAAATTTAATTTTTTTGCCTCTTGCTTTCATTCCACGTTCTGATAAATTAGAAAATTCTGAAACAAAATTATTTACTTTTAATGGTCCAGCGGAATAAATAATAAATTCATTATCTTCATCCTTCATTCCAGACAAAGCAACACTCATGGCACGTAGGAATACGTTATATTGATCAAACTCTTTTGTTCCCTGTACTGCCACTATCATTTGGTCCTACCCCTTGTCTTAAGTCATCAAGTATTGACAACATTTCGCTTAATTCTTTTGTTGGCATATTTTCAATATCTAATGGTTTTATTGTTTCTTCATCTACTCTGCCATTTATGGCATTAGCAGTATAAAAAACATTATTTAATATCCAATATGCTTTTCCTTCTGTTATTACTACCTTTAACATATTTTTTTGAATATGTTTTTCAGATTGTGTTATAACTTTAGGTTTATCAAACACTTTTTTTGGAACAACATCTTTAATCATTTCATAAATATAACTTTGTTTATATTTATTTTTTCCTAAAAACATCATTTGTTTTTTGTTTGATATTTTAATTATAGACCAATAGATCAACAATGTCAAGCCTATAATTAATAAATATTCCATTTATTTAGTTTTTTTCTCTGGCTGTTTGCTTAAACTTAAAATCATTGAATTAAGTCTATTAATTTCAAGTTGTAATTTTAATGACTCTAATTCTGTGTCAGATAGTTTTTGCTTATAAAATGTAATTAATTGGATTAATTCATTTTTTTCTAAATTATCCATATTTCCCCCCTTACTTTCTTAGATCAAATGCAGTTCCCTGCCAAACCTTTTCTACCTGTTTCTTTTCTCTTTCAACAATAGCACGGCTCCAGGCAAAGCCTGCATCTCCGCCCCACGCATCCCACATAATACGGCCATTGGATGGAAATTCTGGACCATCATAAAAACCTTTACCTTTTTTATCTACTTCATGACGAGAAAAAAATGAATACATACGTTTAACAGTACTTAAAGACATTGCTCTACCAGCAACTATATCTGTTGCCCTACCCCAACCTACTGGAGTTCCAGCGCCCGTTGCTTTACCATCTTCTTTCCATTTTAAAGCACGACGAGCAGCAGCCTTCATGCCAGATGTTGGTGTGTATGTATCAGCCATGATTAACCTTCTTTTGTGATTTATTTAAATATGGACCAAGATCCGCTTTAACTGTTCCGTCTTTTCTAAGGCGAACAATTCTTCCATTTTTAATCTGTGTTGGATTAAAAGCACTTGCTTTTCTTTTTGGCATTATCTTATAAAATTCTTCGGATCTAACAAACCATCATCCCAGATAGTTTTAGTTATTGTTTTTTCTGATTTATATGTTCCACCACGACGCTTGTATTCTTGAACTACCCAAGAGTTAGCAACTGCAGATGGATATACATCAAATTTATCTTTTGCTTCTTGAATAATACGTGCATATAGTTTAGCATTTGCTGGCTCACTACCACTACTACGTGGCTTAATCATTTCACCATAGTTTGGCTTTTCTGCTTTGCCCATTTGTGCATCATACATTGCCATGCCAACTTCACTATCATACTCTGGAATACCCGAACCACTTGAACCCATTTCAACAACGAGATCTACTGCTACAGAAAGTGAATCAATCTTTATTACTTCAGACATTCTTTGGTACACAACTTCTTCAGTTTCTTCCCAAGAACCGTCTTCTTCTTCATATAGTCTTACAATAATTGGCTTATCATCTTCAGCATATTCTAATGCATACTCTGATCCTTCAAGTCCAAGCATTCCTGGATTTGTCATTACATACTCAACACGTCCAACTTGAATTTCTTCTTCTCCAGAAAACATAACAAAGTCACCCTCTGTGACCATTGATTTTTCTACTGATGTAATTGATTTACGAGCAGTACTTGCCCAGATAGCACGAGCCTGTGCTTGTGCACGAGCCTTTGTTGGATGACAACCGTGAACTGTTCCATCAGCACTTACGGTTGG